TCATCTCCAAATTGGTTTGAACCACTAGAGTAAATTACTGATGAGGTTTCGTAAAGAGTTTGAACATATGTAAACGATGCAGAAACTGCAGTGATGTTTGTGAATGTTTGATTTACACTAAAGTTATTATCTACGTTTGTTCTAGCAAAACTACCTGTTTCACTTTCAGTAATCCAACTACCACTCTGAGAACCTAATGTAGAGAACTTAGTATCTACTGATGCAGTATAAGTTCCTAATGTAGAGTTCTTAGTATCTTGTGAAGACGTAAATGAGTTTAAAGAAGCAGTACTTACACCAACGGCAGTAAACTTCGTATCTACTGATTGAGTAAATGCGTTTATATTTGTATTATCCCAACTACCAGATTGTGAACCTATGTTAGAAAACTTTTGGTCTACTGATGCGGTATAAGTTGCAAGAGTAGAATCTTTAGTAATTTGTGATGCACTAAATGCGTTCAATGCAGTATTATCCCAACTACCTGATTGAGTTCCTATGGTAGAGAACTTAGTATCTACTGATGCAGTATAAGTTGCTAATGTACTATTTTTTGTATTCTGAGATGATGTAAACGCGTTTAATGCACTTATATCAGTTGGTGTTGATACAAATGAAGATGTAGCAACTGCTATAGTTCTACCACTACCATTACCTACAAAAGTAAAACCATTTGCAAGTGATGCTGTTAAATTATTTAATATATCTAAACTACCTGTAAGTCTAACACCTTTATTATTTGGGGCACTATCACCTATTTGTATTTGATTAGCAGAAAGTATTCTTAATAATGAACTATTTCCACCAACGAATATATCCATTGATGAACTAGCATTACCACCATTACTTATTTGACCAAACCCAGCAGTTGGATATATTAAATTTTTAACATACACTGAATCACCTTGAAAATATGTTCCATAAACTTCTGCACTTGAAGATATTATACCACTTGCAGTAATAGGTCCATTAACTATTAATTTACCATTTATTTGTGTTTTTTGTAATTGATTTAGAAATGTGCCGCCATCATAATAAAATTCATTATTGTTTACTAATACTTTATAAGAATCATCAAATATAGTAGTATTGATTTGAATATTACTAGTACCCGAATTTTCAATTAACATTGGTTGTGTACCTTGTATTTTTCTTAAAGTTACCTCATATGTATTTTTGTCAATTACTAATTGAGGTAAACTATTAGTATCATAATTTACAATTAATGAACCTGTTATTGTTTGGTCACCATTAAATGAATTACTTCCAGTGGTTGCAAAACTACCTGTATCAATTGTACTACCAGGAGATGCTACTAAAGTTACACTGGTAACGTTACCATTAGCTGAACTATAATTAAATTCTAATGGATTAGCAGTTGCGTATATATTATTAACTAAACTTCCACTTAGAGAACCTAATGTATTCCACTTAGTATCATTACTACCAGTATAAGTTGCAAGAGTACTATTTTTTGTATTCTGAGATGATGTAAATGCATTCAAAGAAGATGTACTACTACCTACTGCAGTAAATTTAGTATTTACTGATGCACTAAATGCATTTAAGTTTGTGTTATCCCAACTACCACTTTGTGAACCTATGGTAGAGAACTTTGTATCAATCGATGCAGTGTATGTTGCTAAAGTACTATTCTTAGTATTCTGAGAAGAAGTAAATGAATTTAAAGAAGCGGTACTACTACCTACTGCAATAAATTTAGTATCTACTGATGATGTAAATGAGTTTAAAGAACTTGTACTTGCTCCAATTGCACTATTAATTGTATATTGAGATGCAGTGAATGCGTTTAGAGCAGAAATATCAGTTGGACCACTTCCACTTACATCAGGTATTACTACACCAAATGTAGTATTGTTTCCTTTAGTAAAGGTTAGGGTATTACCACTAAACGATGCAGTTATTAAACTACTTCCTGTGATTGCAGATGTTACTGAACCAAAAGAAGATGTTGGAACTAACGATGTTCTATTGTTACCATCACCAACCCATGCATATCCATTTGCAAGAGATGCTGTGAAACTACCACTAATAGATAAACTACCTGATGTATTAACACTTATACCTATTGAATTACCTAAACCATCTTGCAACCCTACTAATGTAGATGATGCTGTATTATCACTCCCTAAATGAATTAGAGATTGATACGATTGAGATATGTAAAGGTTTGATAAATTTCCCATATTTTTTATTTTATTTTAAGTCGTACTCCATGTTCTATAATTAGCATCTACTCCACTCCACGCGGTTGGGGTTGTTATCCAAACTTGAGGATTAATCCACAACTCACATATACTACAATTTTGTAATTCACCTGGTCTTAAAATAGGTAAATTTACAAAATTAAAATCATCATCTTGAATAGGTTCTACTATTGTATAACAAACTAAGTTACCATATGTATTTGATAGGCCGGGTGTCTTTAGTGTAGAAAATACACCTCCAACAGGAATATCACCATCCAATGTTGCTTTATATCTTGTACCAGTTAAACATTCTTCAATTATAAATCCATTCTCACCTGGTATCAAAAAAAAAAGACAACGATTACGGTCATTGTGAGTAGTTAGAGTAAACTCTGCGACCCACCCTGCGAGTCCGTTATCAAATCTATCTGCAAATGGGGTACAAATAATATCCTCATTTATTTCAAAGTTCTGAACACCTCTTTGTGTATAGGAGGTTAGGTCATTAACAATCGCTAGAGCGTTTGCATATACATCTACTTTATCATCAACTCCGAAATAAGGAATAATCTGTCCATTATCTCTACCTTCACTTTCGTTATCTCTTACTTTAACTTTATCAGCTATGACTAATTGACATCTATAATTTGTTACGTTTGTACCGAAATCAGTTTCTAAAATTTGAATATTGCCAATTGGATACGCTGGGTATTCCCTCTCACCTAACTCAAATAAATCTCCAGTAGTAACCACTTCAATTGATGGGTGATTACTCATTATAATCTTAAAATAATTTAGAGCATTATAATAAAGAGTATAGTTAGTTCCGGTATTATTTACTATTGGTACGTTCATATTAATTTGGGTATAATTCAAAAAGGCAACGATTCTTATCGTTATGTGTTGTTAAAATAAATCCTATTATCCATCCTGCAAGTCCATTATCAAATCTTTGATAAAATTGTTGACAATTTATTTCAGAATTGATATCAAATCCTTGTACTCCTCTTTGTAGAAATGAAGTTATATCATTCGTTATAGCTAAGGTGTTTGCTAACACATCATATTTATCATCAGTACCATAATATGGTACATCTATACTATTTGTTCTACCATCACTTTCATTATTCTTTACCTTAGTTTTATCTGCAATAAGGATTTGAATTTCGTAATCAGTAGTTGTTTCTCTAAATCTTGTGGTTACAACATTTATATTAGCAACAGGATATGCAGGAAATTGTATTTTATCAAAATCAGTAAAGTCTTCAGTTCCAACTGCTGCAAGTGATGGATGTTCTGCACAATATCCTCCCAATGTATTAATTAAATTATAATATAAAGTGTAGTTTACATTTGTATTATTAATAATTGCTGCCATAGTTTACAATTGTATACCGCCGAAGTATTGATTACTTTGGTCTGGATATATTTGAGTTTGATTACCAACTGATTGATTGTATTGTGGAATATATTGAGAATATGCTACACAATAGTTTTGTAATCTTAATGCATAGTAATCAGCGTTATTCAATGCCTTATTTAGAAGATAATCTATTTCTCCTTTAGATGGTGCTATTCCTTGTTCACTCTGTTGCTTCACTGCACCATTGGATTTGAATTGGACACTGCTGAAGGGGATATATTCCACACAAGCATACCATATTAAAGTATTCTTTATATGGTCATCCAAAAGGTCTTGATAATATGCAGAAAGAGAACCGACCGTATTGGTTAGAATTTGGTCTTGTAAGAAATCAAATAGGACAGTTCCTAAAAGATTCTTTAAGTATTTGTCCTGTGCTGTTCTTACGAAAGGTAATAAAGCATCTGCATCAATTGCACCTTGTAAGGGTGAGTTTTTGATTATATCGTTTCGGTTTATAAAAAGTGCGTATGCCATATATCTTAGTTTAATTTATTTCCATTATTATCATACATTTCATATTCTTGTCTAAAGAACGCAGAACGCATTGTAGTTGGTAGTACTTCTTCAGCAACTTGGTCATCACTATCTTCCGTAGTTGCAGGGTTTTCCATTTCTTTATTGGTTTCATCTGCAACTTGTCCAACCGTCTTATCGGTTTCTTCTGCTTGTTGAGATAGAATTGCTAGAGGAGTTAATTGGTCAAAGTATAATTCTGCATCTGAATATCCACCCTCAGCTAGTGCTGCATCTAATGCATTTAGAATAAGGTTTTGGAATGGAGAGATTGTCATTGTTTGTAAGATACTAAACGCTGTCATCATTTCCTCTGATTGAGAACTAAATCCAGTTCCTTTACTTCTTATACCAAAAAGGAGAGGAGATGTAACTCTATGTGCAACTAAGATTCTATCTTGAATATAATCTGCAACATACTCATACTTCTCATGTAAGTTATCAATTTGTATTGTATCTATGGTTGGTTTAGTTTCAGGACTATCGTTAAATGATAACATGAAACGACCTGCGTTATCAGTACCAGTAAACTTTGCTTGAACTAAATCTTCTATTGTTTGTCTTTCTTCAGGTGCAGGAACTCCATTATTAAAGTTAATCATTACTGCAGGTAAGAAACCATTAGTGATGTTATTAAAATGTAAGTTACTTATCTCACCATCAGATATTGCTAATTGCATTGCTGATACCCAATCAGGTAGGGAATAATAGTATAGACCAGGACAGTAATTCTTAATCCAAAGTATTTCTAATTTCTCATTAGATGTACCGAATGCTGGTATTTTCTTTTTATCCTTAATCTTTCTTTGGTCATGCCAATCAGTACAATAGTAATAATTTTCTATCTTAGGATTATCATAAATCTTTTCTGCTCTTAATGTTTGTGCTGGGACATGATAAAACTTAATTACCTTTGTATGGTCATCATTCCAATAGACTTGGAATGCTGCATTACCATAAAGTTTTAAATCAAATGCTACTCTCTTAACTTCCTCTTGTGGAATTAACTTTTGTAGAACTTTATCGAATCCCACACTCTTAGAATATAAACCCTTTCCATATATTAAATCTGCAATACCTTCGATACATGCAGCATTAGATGTAGATACGTTAAATGCAGATATTACTGCATCGAAGAAATCATCTTGGCCATATACACCAAAAGGCACCCATGAGTAACGGGTTTTTGTGTCTTCA